GTCCGGCTCGCCGCTGGGCGCCCGCCTGGTCGTCTCGCCGTTCCTGACCGACGGCACCATCGTGGTCGGCTCCTCGGCGATGTACGAGACGTATGAGAAGGTCCGCGGGCTGCTGCAGGCCACCAACGTCACCCAGCTCGGGATGGACCTGTCCTACTCCGGGTACGTCGCGCAGTACTGCATTGAGCAGGCCGCCTTCCAGCCCGTGCACCTGACCACGCCGGCCGTCCAGTCCACCTCGACGAAGTCCACGTCGACGACGTCCGGCTCGTGACATGGGGGCCGTGACCGCCGCCGAAGTCTGCACCCACATGGGCATGGACGAGGCCACGTTGACCGCCCAGGACGACGCGCACCTTGCCGCCGTCGTCGGGGCGGTCAACGCCATGGTCCCCGACACCGTGCCCCGGGTGCGGCTGATGGAGGACCCGGCCGCGGCGTGGGAGGCCGACATTCAGCAGGCCGCGGTCATGCAGGCCGCCCGCCTGTTCGCCCGGCGCAACTCCCCCACCGGGGTGGCGGCGTACTCCGAGACCGGTGCCACCTTCGTCTCGCGGTGGGACCCGGACGTGGAGCGGCTGCTGCGCATCGGCTCCTGGACCCCCCCTCAGGCCCGGTGAGCGCCCGTGCTCTCGATCACGGCCGCCATGGAATCGCTGGCGGACCGCGTCCGCCTGCTGACCGCCCGTCCGGTCACCACGGACCCGCGCAACCTCGCCGTCACGCCCTGCGTGCTGATCGAGCCGCCGGACCTGGACTTCAGCTCCGGCAACGTCACCATGTGCGGCGGCATCACCGGCACCTTCCCCGTCCTCGTGATCGGCACCACCGGCGCCCGCGCCGAGCTGACCGCCCTCGACTCGCTGCTGGGCGAGGTGCTCGCCGGTGACCTCGACTTCGAGTCCGGCACTCTCGTGGCCTACTACCCGCTGAACAACGCCGGGACGGCGGACCCCTCCGTGGCCTACCGGCTCACCGTCAAGGAGATGATCACCGATGCCGACTGACTCCCGTGTGAAGAAGGGCAAGCTCACCTTCACCGTCGACGACGGTTCCGGTTCCGGGACCGCCGTGGACTTCTCCTGCCAGCCCACCGCCGTGGCGCTCACGCCGAACACCGATGAGGGCGACAGCGTCGAGGTGCTGTGCGGGGACTCCCTGACCACCGGGGGCACGACTTCGTGGACGCTGGACGTCACGTCGGTGCAGGACTTCGACGACCCGGACGGCTTCGTTTTGTGGGCGCTGGCCAACGACGGCGCGTCCGCGGACTTCGAGTGGCTGCCCAACGACACCGGGGACTGCCCCACCTTCACCGGCACCGTCACCGTGCGGCCGATGGCCATCGGCGGCGACGTGGCCACCCAGAACACCTCGGACATCTCCTGGCCCATCACCTCCGGCCCGGTCGCCACCCCGCCCGCCCCCGCCGCCGCGCCGACCTCGACCGCGTCCAAGACCACCACCACGACGTCCGGGTCGTGAAGCCGTGGCGCTCTCCGGGACGGGCAGCAGCCGCTACAGCGTCCGCATCACCGGCATGGACGACCTACGCCGGCGTCTGCGCAACACCGAGCACGGAATCGAGCAGCTGAAGTCCACCAACCGCAGGGCGGCCGAAGTCGCCGGACACACCGCGATGGCGATGGCGCCGATCCGGACCGGCAACCTCGCCGCCACCGAGCGGGAGGGCGCCACCCAGCGGGCCGGCGTCGTCCGCTTCGGCGGCGCCGCGGTGCCCTACGCCTGCCCGATCCACTGGGGGTGGCTCACCCGCCCCGACCCCGCCAAGGAATGGCGCGGGGGCAAGATCCTGCCGAACGCCTTCGCCTCGAAGGCGGCCCAACGCACCGAACCGATCTGGACCCAGCTCTATTACGCGCTGGTGATGAGGAACTGGAACCGATGAGCATCGAGAGCATTCCCGCATTCGAGGTCGACACCGAGCCGGCCCCGAGGAAGCCGGCGGCCAAGTGGCGGTCGGCCCCGCACGAGCTGTACGCCGTCGAATTCGACGTGGCCGTCCGCGAACTCGGGTGCGCCGCCGCCGACATCGACAAGCACCCGATGGGGTTCGCCGCCCTCTCTGCCGTCCTCCTGGCCCGGCGCCATGACCGGTCCATCCCCATGGACCGGTGGAAGACCCTGCGCACGGTCGACCTGGAGATGGTCGCGGAACCCGACCTCGACGACCCCGAGGACCCTACGCCGCCCGCCTGATGGAGCGGGTCGCGCTGGCGAAGTTCTTCGGATGCTCCCCATCAGACACCCGGAATATGAACCTCGGAGAGATCAAAGCGGCACACCGGCTCGCCGCCGAATTGGAAGCAGCGTCGAAGAAACGGAGGTGACCGCACATGGCGGGACGCCCGGCAATCCTCTCGATCCGCATCGTCGCCAACTCCGCCCAGGCCGCGAAGCAGATCAAGCAGTTCAACCGCGAACTCGAAGACCTGACGCGGTCGGCCGACAAGGCGGCGAAGATCGCCGCCGTGACCGGGGCGCTGGTCGACCTGGGCGCCGCGCTGGTCCCGGTCGCCGCGGCCGCCACCTCCGCCGCCCTGGGCCTGGGCGCCTTCGGGATCGCCGCCGCCGGACAGGTCTCCTCTCTGACCACCGCCGCGGCCGCCGCGAAGAAGCTCACCGACGCGCAGACCGAAGCCGCGGCGAAGAAGGCCACCGCCGACCGGCTCGCCGCCTCCGGCTCCGCGCTGGCAGGCAAGGCGGCCAACCAGTACCAGTCCGCGCTTTTGAAGGTGCAGACCGCGCAGGACCAGTACAACGAGACCGTGAAGGAGATGCCGGCCGCCACCGCCGCGGCCGCGCTCGCCTTCGGCCAGCTGCAGTCCGCCTACAAGCAGTGGTCGGACTCCCTGGCGTCCACCACGATGCCGCTGTTCACCGATGCCCTCGACGGCCTGAAGGCAGCCCTGCCGGCGCTGACCCCGCTGGTGAAGGCGGCCGCGGCCGCGCTCGCCCCGTTCGTGGCGCAGTTCAAGGACGCCGCCCAGTCCGGCGCGATCGCGAAGTTCCTCGACTCCTTCTCCGGCGCGGCCCGCACCAACATCGCCAACCTGACGGCGACGGTGGTGAACCTGACCGTCGCGGTCTTCCAGCTCATCAAGCCGTTCACGGTCGAGGGCGAGAAGGTCACCAAGGCGCTTGCCGACTGGTCCAAGGGCATCCGGGACCTGACCGGCAACCAGGAAGCGATGGGCCAGTTCGCCGCCTTCGCCGACAAGGCGGTGACCACGCTGGGCAACCTGGTCGCCGCCGCCTTGAAGGTGATCGCGAACTTGGGGCCGCTGGCCGGCCTCACGCTCACCCTGGCCAACGCCTTCGCCGTCCTGGTCCTCAACACCCCCAACGCGGTACTCGCCATCCTCGGGCCGCTGCTGCTGTCCATCTCCGTCGCGCTGCGGCTGATCGTGCCCTTGCAGCTGCTCTACAACGGCGCCATCCTCGCCTACAACGTGGCCATGCTGATCGCCACCTCGGAGACCGTGCGCTACCGCCTCGCGGTCGTCGCCTGGCGCGCCGTCAGCATCGCCGCCACCGTCGCGGTGTGGGCCCTGACCGCCGCGCAGACCGCGCTGGACGCGGCCTTGGCCGCCAGCGGCATCAGCGAGGTCGTCATCCTCATCGTCGCGCTGATCGCCGCCCTGGTCCTGCTGATCACCAAGAACAAGAAGGTCCGCGACGCCCTGCTCGCCGCCTGGCGCGCCATCTGGTCCGCCGTCAAGACCGCCTACACCGCGGTGCAGACGGCGATCATGTGGATCGGGCGGGTGACCGTCTCCGGCGGCATGCGGCTGCTGAAAGCCGCCTGGTCCGGACTGAAGACCGCCACGGATGCCGTGGTCTCGGTCGTCCGGTCGCTCATCGGCTGGTTGGGCAAGGTGGCCGTCCCGAAGGCGCTGTCCAGCCTGAAAGCCGCGTGGGACGGCATCAAGGACGCGGTCAACTCCGTGATCGGCGTCTTGAAGACCGCGTGGTCGTGGGTGAAGAAGTTCAGCGGCGGCATCCTCGGCAAGATCGTCTCGGCGGCGTCGAAGCTGTCGGCCACCGCGCCGGCCCCGGTCACCCCGTCCACTCAGCGCGCCGGGCTCGGGGCGTCGGCGTTCACCGCGGCCGCGCCCTTCACCGCCCGCCTGATCGCCCCGGTGCAAGTCACCGTCCTGCTCGACGGCGCGCCGCTGCGCGCGATGGTGAAGAAGACCGTCAGCGGCGCCATGCAGTACGACGGCTCGCGCCTTGCCTCAGGGGGTTGGGCATGACCCTGGACCTCACCTGGACCGATGACGGCGAAGGCGTCGTCACCTTCACCATCACCCAGAACCCGGCCGACGCCAGCTCGGCGACGCTCGATCCGGGCGACGGCCACGGCATCACCTACACCGTCCCCCTGACATCGGGCACCGGCACCCAGGCCCACACCTACACCGACGCCGGCCCGCAGACCTACACCGCCACCGCCACCGCCGCCCGCACCCCCTCCATGACCGACCTTCAGGCCGTCGCCGACGCCTACGCCACCCTCGACGCCATCCCCGCCGACTACGCCACCCTGTACGACCTGTACGCGCCGTCCATCGACACCGAGACCGCGACCGCAGAAGTCACCGTCACGGTGCCGGGCGCCGCCCTCCATGCCACCGTCGAGACCAGTCCGGCGCCCCCGTGGGTGCTGCTCTCCGCGTGGCTGTCGGAGCCCGAGACCGTCACGTCTTGGACCATCACCCGGATCGGCGGCGCCGACCGGTTGGTGATCGCCGCCGGGACTACCATCGAGTCCGGCACGGTCGATGAGGACCACGAAGCCCCCTTCGGCACCCCGATCTTCTACCGGCTGCACCTGGTGCGCTCCGACGGCACCACCGAAGACCACGACTCCGAGACCGTCACCCTGCCCGCGCCGGATGCCTGTTGGGTCTCCGACCCGGTGACCGGGCTCGCCATGGCGATCGAGATCCAAGCCTGGGACGCGCGCGAATGGGATGAGCGGCAAGCCGTCCTTGCCGTCGTCGGCCGCGCCGACCCGGTGGTCATCTCCGACGTCAACCTGTGGCCGAACGGCACCATCACCTTCCTGACCCGCACCCGCGCCCGCCTCGCGGAGCTGATGGCGATCCTGCGGGCGTCCAACATCATCCAGCTGCGCCCGGACACCGGCTGCGCGATCCAGGCGATGTATGCCGCGGTCGGGAAGATCACCGAGAACCGCGTCTCCTCGCAGTGCGAGGACTGGCGCCGGACCATCGATGTGGAGATCCAGGAAGTCAGCCCCGTGCCCTACACGCTGAAACCCAGCAGCGCCACGCTCGGCGACTTGAGCGACGCCTTCCCCGGCACCCTGGCGGACCTCAACGTGCGGTTCGGGACGCTCCTGCAGATGGCCGAGTGGCGGCCCGAGTCATGAGGGCCACCCCCGTCGGGTGGGCCGATTCAATCGCCAGCTCGCACCGCCTCATCACCACCGTCACCCCCTACTACGGCGGCTTCCGCAACGGGCCCGACGTCCCCATCACCGACGGCTCGATCACCTACGACGACACCGCGGACCTGCGCCGGCGTCTGTCCATCACGGTGCCCACCCGCACCCCCGACGGCACCGACTGGGACCCGGGCACCGCCACCGATGCGCCGCTGGCCTGCTACGGCCAGCAGCTCCATGTCCAAACCGGCATCCGGATGCCGTACGGCACCTCCGTCCTGCTCGATCAGGGCTGGTACCTCATCGACGGATGGCAGAAGGAGGACACCGACGGCACCATCGACGTCACCGCGACCGACCTGCGCCGCCTGGTGGCCGACGCCCGCCTGTTCACCGAGGACAACCCGCCGTCCGGTTCCTCCTACGGCACCGAGTTCACCCGCCTCATCAACGGCATCCTCCCCGTCGACCTCACCGCCGCCCCCGCCGACTCCGCGATCAACACCAACACCGTGTGGGACCGCGACCGGGACGCCGACCTCGACAAGCTGTGCGCCGCGTGGGGCGCCCGCTGGGTCGTCAACGACGCCGGCGCCGCCGCCGTGCTGCCCGCGTACACCGCGGTGACCGCGGCGACGACGCCCGACCTCGAAGTCGTCGACCAGTCCGGCGGCACCATCGTGACCCGGCAGCGCTCCGGCGAACGAGGCCGGATCTACAACACCGTGGTCGTCACCGGGAACGCCTCCGACAGCCTCGACGGCTTCACGCCGTTCGCCGTCGCCCTGATCACCGACCCCGCCTCACCGATCCGCCCCGACGGCCCCTACGGCTCCGTCCCGCGGTTCTACTCCTCCGACCTGATCACCGCCGAGACCCAGGCCTCCCAGACCGCCAAGAACATGCTGGTCACCTACTCCACGGTGGGGCGCTCCGAAGACGTCACGTGCGTGCCCAACCCCGCGCTCGAACTCGGCGACGTCGTCCGCGTCACCACCGCCGGCCGCAGCTTCACCGGCCGCGTCACCGCCATCACCCTGCCCCTGACCGCAGAAGGCGGCGCCATGGGACTGACCGTCTCCACCGAGACCACCCAAGACGACGAGAGCGAGTAGCCGTGCCCACCGTCGCCCAGGTCATCTCGACCACCAACCCCGCCATCCCCGCGCGGCTCGCCGCCGGAACCGTCACCCAAGCGTCCGGCGGCTACGTGTGGGCCACCTTCGACAACACCGACGCCGAAGTTCAGGCGTCCAACGTCGGCAGCGTCATGCCGGTCGTGGGCGCCCACGTCCTACTCGTGATGACCAGCCTGGGGACCTTCTGCCTCGGCAAGATCGGAGAGTGAACCGTGAAGGAAACGACGAACTTCGCCATCCCCTACCCGGAGTCCACCGACCCCACCACCACGTGGGAGTACTGGCAGCAGCAGGCCGAGAAGCTGGACGCGATGTGGGCGCTGTGGCGCGGCAGCATCGGCACCGTCGCCCTCCCGACCGCAAGCACCTACGTAGCCGGCCCCCTCACCGCCGTCTATGCCGTGCCCGCCGCCTGGACCGTCGCCAGCACCACCGTGGCCGTGCCCTTCGACGGCTTCTACCTGCTGTCCCTTGAAGGGAACTTCGCCTACTCCGGCTCCGCCTTCGGCTACGTCCGGCTCGCCAAGAACGGCACCACGTTGAAGACCGTCCGCGGGATGGCCGACCAGCTCATCGTGACCACCAACACCGCCATCCAGTGCGCCGCCGGGGACACCATCACCGCCTCGTTCGCCGCCTCGACAGCCGGAAGCTCCGTCAGCAGCGGAACACTGATCGCCACCCTGGCCGCCATCGACTCCGCCACCGCGGTCACCACCACCGACGCGGAACTCTCGAAGCAGGCCGAAGCCGAAGCCGCCGCACTCGACCAGTAGCCCCACCCACCCGAAGGGCCCGCCGCACCCCGCGGCGGGCCCTTACCCGTCCCCCCGCGCCACCCTCCGGCGCTCCCTGCACTCCCGAAGGAACCGCACCACCACCGGCGCGGCCGCCGCCGCCTCGGGACGATCCAACAGCCCGTTCAGGATCTGGCCGTACCGGACCGGCGACATCCCAAGTTCCTCCCGGATCGCCCGTTCCTTCCACCCCGACGCCGACCACGAACGACCCTCGAACTCCAACACCCGCACCTCAACCGCACTCAGCACGAAGCGGACGATGCCCAGGCGCGAAGATCGTTCAACGGGCATCTCACGGTGTCACCCGGAGGGGTGACGAACGTGTCGTAGCATGGACGAGCTTGCTATCCCCGCCACGCCGTGCGGGACCCCTCCCACCAGCGACAAGGCCGAAAGAGTTGCCAATTCTGTTCGGTATTGGTCTAACAAGGTTTGTAGGCCGATGGGGCTAACCCGTCGCTGGACACGTTCAGGGTCCCCCAAAAGCGCGGGGGGGGGGGGCAGGCTGCCGCTTGCTGCCAATCCTGAAGGAACCTCGCCGTGCCCTACGTCAACCAACACCCCATTCAGCCCGTGCTCTTGGAGTGGGCCGACATGCGCGCCAGCAACGGCGGAAGCACCAAGTCCGCCCGCGACCAGGCCCGCGCCGTCTCCGCCATGGCCTACCAACTGGGCTGCGACCCCAAGGCCGTTCCCAAGGACGCCGTCGCCCGGCACTTCCTCGGCCGCCCGCACTCCCTCAACACCGCCCGCCTCTACGAGCGCGCGCTGCGGTCCTGGAACCGCTACCTCATCGCCGGACTCGCCACCCCCACGCGCTACTTCGACGTCTTCGCCGTCGAGGATCCCCGGCTGCAGAAGTTCGCCGTCAAGCTCCGCGGCCGCGGCCTGGCCGACTCCACCATCAAGGCCCACATCAAGGGCATGACGCGCCTCATGCTCACGCTCGGCGTCCACCCCGACGAACTCGACGAGGACGCCGTGGACACCTACCTCGCCGTGCGCAACGACGCGGTACGCCGCAGCCGGGGCCGCGACATGCGCGCGGGCAGCCGGAACAAGATCCTCGCCCAGATCCGCCGGTACGCCAAGATCATGAAGATCGAGGACCCCACGGCCGACATCGAGCGATCCGGCCAGGACCACGAGCACTGGCAGCCCGTCCCGGCCGACGACCTACGCGACATGCGCGTGATCGCCCGGAGCCGCATCAACGACCCGGACCCGCGGGTCGCCGAGACGGCCAAGCGCATGCTGGTGCTCACCATCGCCATGTCGACCATGGGCCTTCGCATCTCGGAAGCGTCCAAGATCGGTCCGCACCTGATCGTGACCCGAACTGGCGGACAGCACGGCCTGATGCTGCCGGGCCCCTTCGTCAAGGGACGCCACAACCGCCGGGACATCTTCGTGCCCGCCTCGCGCGACCTGCTGACCGAACTCCGCGCGCACTACCGCGACAACGAGACCGTGTGCCCCGTGGAGTGGACGTCCTCCCGGGCCGGAGGGGAGTACCGAGCCTTCGCCAGCGCCTGGTGCGGCATAACCGTCACCCCGCACCAGCTCCGGGCCTACTTCGCCACCGAGCTCTACCGCCGCCGCCGTGACCTAGTCCTCGTCCAGAGGCGCATGCGCCACAGCAACGTCCAGACCACGGTCAACTACATCGCCGACCTGGACAGCGACGAAGACGTCCGCCTGCTCCTCGACTTCGACGCCGAGATCGAGAACCAGCCGGACACCGCACTCAGCTTCCCCGCCCAGCGCCCCCCGCTCCGAGCCGTACCCACCGCCCGATAAGGACCACCTTCCTGATGGACAACACGACGTTGGACCACCTGCCCACCGGCGAGGCAATCGCCATCATGCGATGCGAACACTGCGACACCGTCACCAAGACGCAGTTGCTTCCCGTGACGTTCTTCGATCACGCGGCGTCCCGCCACTGCAAGCGGTGCACGTCCACGTACTTGCAGAGGGCTCACCCCTTCTGCCACGCGATTCCCTGCCGCAAGTGCCGCGACGCCCGCACCGAAGGAACCCCGCGATGACCCGCACCGTCAGCCCTCATGAACTGGCCCGAGCGGCGTGTCTGGCCCGGCAAAGCGGGCTGATCCCGCCGCGCGGCGGCGCATGCACCTGCGGCCCGCTGCGGCGGCACGCCGTCGAGATCGCCGCCCGGCTGCACCGCATCGACCCCGAGCACACGCCCGACGCCGCAGACCTCGACGAGCAGTCGTCCGCGCTGGTGCTGCTGGTCATGCTCGGCCCCGAGCACGCCGCCACCGTGCTGGAGAACTTGACCGGCCCGGCCGCGTCGGCCGACACGCCGCTGACCGCGTCGGCGGTCGGTCGGGTTGAGGTGCCCTAGCATGTGCGTACGGCGTACGGCAGCACCACCGGCGCCCGCCCCCCGGCGTGGACGAGTCCTCATCGGTCGACCGGGGAGCGGGGCCGCCGGAGATGCGAGCCGCGGCCCGAGGTGCAGGTTGTGGAGCTGAGTTGGGCCCGGGCGGCCGCAGGACCGCCCGGGCCTTGCTCATGCCCGCGCCCCTCGACACGCCCGGTAGTGCACCGGCGCCGGGCGGCGCCCCGCGGCGGGGGGCACGATGGCGGCATGATCGCCGCCGTCGCGCTGGTCGTCGTCACCGTGGTGTGCGTGTGCCTGATGGGCATCTTGCTGATGGTGATCGGCCGGACCATCCCCGCCAACCCGCGCCCCCCCAACCCGCCGCCCCCGCCGCCGACCCAGGCCGCCGCCGTCCGGCCGCTGCGCCGCCTTCCGCCCCAATCCGGCGAGGAAGGGGAGAGCCCATGACACCCCGCGATGACGACGACTTCGTCGCCGCCCTGGCCGTCTCGATCGTGTTCGGCCTCATCTCGGTCGCGGCCGCCATCGGCGTCGTTGCCCTGATCCGATTAACGGGAACAAGATCATCATGGACACCACCGCCCACGACGCCCCGCGCCGCTGCCGACGCTGCGGCCGGCCCCTGGCCCACGTCTCCTCCTGGGCCAGGTGCGACGTGTTCGAGTGCACCGGGTGCGGGCAGTCCGCATCCGTACCCCGCGCCCCGCACATCACCGCCGCGCCCGAGGCCGGCCACCCGGGCGCCGCCCTGACCCGCGCCGTACTGGCAGCCCAGAAGGTCACCGCCGCGCAGGGCGCGTTCCGCGACGCCATCGGGCACGCGCTCGCCGCCGGCGTAGACCCCATCGAACTCGCGCGGGCGTGCGGCGCCCCGCTCTACCACACCGCCACCAGCGGGGACGCGGCATGAGCCGGGCATGGAAGCACGGCAGCTCGGCCGCCTGGCGACGGATGCGCCTCGCGGTGCTGTCGGAAGAGCCGGTGTGCCACTGGTGCCGCAGCGCTCCGGCCACCGAGGCGGACCACGTCATCCCGCGCGCCGCGGGGGGCAGCGACGCCCGCACGAACCTGGTCGGCTGCTGCCGGGACTGCAACCTCGCGCGCGCCGTCGGCTGCCGCAGCGCCCGCCCCTCGCGCGCCTGGTAGCCCCAAGAGACCCAAGGAGTAAGACCCGTGGACGAGCAGTGCCCGTGCTGCCACACCGTGCACTACCGGGAAGGCAGCTGCGACCTGTGCGGCGCCTCACTGTGCGCCGACTGCGGCGACTGCCGCGAATGCGATCCGGGCTGCCTCAGCCCCGGACACGAGAAGGAGTACCGATGACCTACAGCCGGCGCTGCCGCTGCTCCCGCGCACACCACCACGAGGTGGACATGCCCGAGCATGACCACGTGCTCGGCTACCTGATCGTGACGCGGGAGGAAGACAGCGGGCAGGCCCTGGTCGATGTCAGCTCGGGCATGCCGCGCCACGAGTTCGCCGCGCTGCTGCGCCGCACCGCCGGCCACCTCGACAGCAGGTGAGCCGCGCCGATCCTGCTGCGCTCATCCCGGCCGCACTCGTCGCGCACGTGATCGCTCACGTACGTACGTCATCGGTTTGACGTACGCGGGGGCCGGCGGGGCCGGCGCCGGCCCCGACAGGGACGTGATCAAGGCCACATCGACTCGAGAGAAGCTGACGTTTTTTCAGCTCAGAAGCTCTGGACACCCCGCGCCAGCTTCCGAAATCTCCCCGCAAGGGGGGAGGGGGGGGTCCCGAGAAATGCCCGGAATCACTGGGATCGGGGCCGATCGTCTGCCCGTTGACCTGGAGGTGCCATGACCGGAACGGGTGCCGCGGCCCGCAGGGTCCGCGGCCGGTTGGAACGGGCGACCGAGGAAGCCGTCCGGGCCGCGCGGGCGGGGGAGAAGGCGGACCGGCGCTTCGCCGCGCTGGAGACCCTGGCGCGGCTGTACGCCGCCTCGCTCGATCAGGCCGTGGTGCGGGAGCCGTACGCGGTGGCCAAGATCGGGCCGCACCTGCTGGAGGTGCTGCGGGAGCTGCGGCTGACCCCGCCGACCGTGGACGCCTCCGGGAAGGACCAAGACCTCAGTGCCCTTCTCGCCGACCTCGCCGCCCCCCCGGTACTGGACTCCGAGGAGTTCTGACGCCCGAACCTACGGGCCCGCCGCCGCCAAGCTCGCCGCCGCGCTGGGCACCCCGCTGATGCCGTGGCAGCGTCAGGTCGCCGCGACCGCGCTGGAGTGCGACGCCGGCGGGGTGCTGCGCTATCCGCTGGTGGTGGTCACCGTGCCCCGGCAGTCGGGTAAGACCACGCTGCTGCGCCCGGTCTTCGCCCGGGAGTGCCTGTTCCGGCAGGACGCGTCCACGTGGCTGACCGCGCAGAAGCGCGGGGACGCCCGGGATACCTGGCTCGGGATCGTGAAGGTGCTGGAGCGCTCCTCGCTGGCCCCCATGCTGTCGGTGCGGCGGGCGAACGGGACCGAGGCGGTCAACTGGGCCAACGGCTCCGAGCTGCGGATCTTCGCCCCCTCGGAGGAAGCACTGCACGGCAAGACCACCCGCCTGGTCGGAGTCGATGAGGCCTGGGCGTTCGACGCCGTCCAGGGCACCGCCTTGATGCAGGCCATCGTGCCCACCCAGGCCACCCAGCCCGGCGCGCAGGTGTGGATCGTCTCCACCGCCGGGACCGCCCGCTCGCAGTGGCTGCGCGCGATGGTCGAGCAGGGGCGGGCGGACTCGGGGAAGGCCGGCGGCGGGGTGGCCTACTTCGAGTGGTCCATCCCCGAGGACGCCGACCCCACCGACCTCGACGTCTACGCTGCCCACCACCCCGCGCTCGGCCGCACCATCACCCGCCGCTCCCTTTCCGCCGCCATGGACGTCATGGGCCCCGCCGAGTTCGCCCGGGCGTACGGGAACCTGTGGACCACCTCCGACGCCTTCGCCATCGCCCCCGAGCTGTGGGAGGGCTGCCGCACCCACGAGCCGTTCGCCGAGCATGCGCCGATCGCCTTCGCCGTCGAGACCGCCGCCGACCGCTCCGCCACCGTCATCATGGCCGCCTCCCAGCTGGCCGACGGCCGCACCGCCATGGAGGTGGTCGAGCACCGCGGCGGCGTGGCCTGGGCGATCGAGCGGGTGCGGGAGCTGGCCAAGCGTCACCGCCCGGTCGCGGTGGTCATCGACCCGATCGGCCCGGCCCGCCCGGTGTGGACCGGGCTGACCGAGCGCCGCCCCCCGGTCACCTCCGTCGCCGACTTCGGCGCCGCCGAGCTGATCGCCGCACAGACCGAACTCCTCGACGGCCTCACCGGCCGGCGCATCGCGCACCGCAGCCATGAGCGCCTCGACGCCGCGCTCGCGGCGGCCACCATCCGGCGGGTGCGCGAGGTCGAGGTCTTCTCGCGCCAGGTGGCCGCCGACGGCGCCTCGCCGGCCGCCCTGATCGCCGGAATGCTCGCGCTGTGGGGCCTTAGCCACCCCGTGGAGCAGGCCCGGCCCACCGTCCGCCACGCCGGTAAGCCCTGAACGCGACGTTTGACCCTTACGCCCCTATCGTGACGGTGTGGGAATCCTCGATCGCCTCCGCGCAGCGATTGCGGGCCCGGTGCTGGCCACGACGCCCGTCCGGTCGGCGGGCAACGCCGTGACCAACCCCCTTTCGCCATGGGGGGCCGCGGCCGTGGCCGGCACCGCACTTCCCGACGCCTACCTTGCCTGGGCCTGCTACGGGCAGATCCCGCGCCGTCTGGCCGAGATCGTGCCCGCGGTGCGCAAGGGCCTGCTCACCTATGACGTGATCGGCACTTTCCCGCTGGTCAAGTGGCGGGCGGAGGAGAAGCTTCCGCCCGGGCCGCTGCTGACGCAGCCCGAGGACTGGTGCCCGGTCTCCAAGACCCTCGCCGCCACCGTGCGCGACCTGGTCCTGTATGAGCACGCCTGGTGGCTGGTGCAGGAGCGGGAGTGGACCGGCTTCCCCTCGCAGGTCCAGCGCCTCGACCCCTCCTACGTGTCCATCCAGACCGTGCCGGGCGCCGAGGGCGAGCCGGAACGCACCTTCGCCACCTACCGCGGCCGCGAAGTGCCGCAGGGCGACCTGATCCGCTTCGACGGCCCCGACGAGGGGCTGCTTGCACTCGGCGCCCCGGAGATCCTGACCGCGCTGCGGCTGGAGTCGGCCGCCGACCGCTACGCCTCCCCCGAGGTGCCCACCGGGGTGCTGAAGGGGACGGGTCAGTACCAGCTGACGAACGCCGAGATCGACGAGATGCTGTCGTCCTGGCAGACGTCCCGGATGAACTCCTCGACCGCCTACCTGGGCAACGCCGAATACCAGGTGATCGAGCACGACCCCACCACGCTGCAGCTGGTGGAGTCGCGGGAGGAGTCCGCGCTCCAGCTCGCCCGGCTGCTGGGGCTGCCGCCCCGCTACGTCGGCGCCTCGTCGGGGGACTCGATGACGTATTCCAACGTCGCCGAGGAGCGCCGGGACCTGGTCGACCTCTCCTACGCCCCGTACATGTCCGCAATCGAGCAGCGCTTGAGCATGTCGGACCGCAACGGCACGCCGCGCGGCACCACGGTGCGCTTCGACCTGACTGCGTTCCTCCGGGGCTCTCCGGCCGAGCGCGCGAGCCGCGCCGCCACGTTGATCCCGCTGGGCGTGATGACGCCGGCCGAAGCGCGCGGCGTGGAACCCGACCTGTCGGGACCGCCGCCCGAGTCCCCGGCGGTCCCGGCAGCCCAACCGCAGGGAGCCGGAGCATGACCCGCCCCACCCCCACCCTGATCCGCGCCACCGTGGCCGGACACCTGGTCACCGCCGCCGACAGTGAACCCGGGCTCGGCGACGGCCCGCGCACCATCACCGGGCGCGTGGCCACCTACGAGTCCACCGTCAACCCCTCCGGCCCCTGGGGCACGGTGCAGCTCGCCGACGGCGCCCTGTCGCTCCCCGACCCCGCAACGCGGGTCAAGCTGCTGTTCGGGCACGACTGGGACCAGGTGATCGGGTCGCTGCGCGGCGGCCTGGACGTCGGCGCCGATGGCGCGGTCACCGCCTCCTTCAGCCTCGCCCGCACCCCGGCCGCCGACGACGCCCTCTCCCTGGCCGAAGACGGCCACGTGGACGGCCTGTCCGTCGGCTACTACGTGCGCGACGGCGAGTTGGACGAGAACTCCGGGGTCTTCACCGTCACCGCCGCGGACCTCTTCGAGGTCTCCCTAGTGCCCTTTCCCGCCGACGCGGAAGCCCGCGTCGGCACCGTCACCGCCCAGGAAGGACAGGCCATGCCTCCCGAGACCGAGCCGGCGCCCGGCGCCGGAACCCTCACGCCCGCCGCGCCCGATCTCGGAGAGCTGGTGCGCGAGCAGATCCGCGCGGCTCTGGCCGAGCAGGCCCCGCCCGCCGCCGCGCCGGTCCTCAGCCCCGCGCACGCCACCACCTCCCGGATGGCCGACGCCGGCGAGTACCTGAGCGCGTTCGTCGCCGCCCGGGTGCGGGGCGACTCGACCGAGCTGGCGAGGATCACCGCCGCGGTGGCCGACCAGACCACCGCGGACGTGCCCGGTATCATCCCGGTGCCCATCCTCGGGCCGGTCATCAGCCTTCGGCAGGGACTGCGGCCGCTGTGGGCGTCGCTGACCTCCCGGCCGATGCCGCAGTACGGCGCGACCTTCAACCGCCCGAAGGTCACCCAGAACACCGTGGTGGGCACGCAGACCGCGGAGAAGGCCGAACTGCTCTCCCAGGCCCTGAAGATCGAAGCCGATTCGGTGGCGAAGGTGACGGTCGGCGGCACCCTGGACGTCTCCTTCCAGTCCATCGACTGGACCGAGCCGGCCTTGATGAACGTGCTGGTCTCCGACTTCGCCGACTCCTACGCCTGGTACACCGAGCAGTGGTTGTCCGCGCAGTTCGAGCTGTCGGCCAACGGCAACGCCGGGCAGACCGCGGACCCGGCCGACCCGGCCGCGGTGATCGCCGCCTTCTACAACGCCGCCGCCGACGTCTACGCCGCGTGCTTCCGCTACCCGGACACGGTCTGGGCGTCGGTGGACTCCTGGGCCGCGCTCGGCTCGCTGGTGGACGGCGACGGGCGCCCGCTGTTCCCCAACGTCAGCCCGTCCAACGCCGCGGGCGGCACCATGGGGATCACCTCCCCGTCCGGCTCGCCGCTGGGCGCCCGCCTGGTCGTCTCGCCGTTCCTGACCGACGGCACCATCGTGGTCGGCTCCTCGGCGATGTACGAGACGTATGAGAAGGTCCGCGGGCTGCTGCAGGCCACGATG